CACGCCTTGCCAGCCGTGCCGGGAACATGCGCGGATAGATCAAGTGTTTGGGATGGCACTTCAAGCCACACATCCCCGCAACGCACGACGTTGCGGTAGATGTAAACGGTCAGGGTGTCATACTGGCTGAGCAGGCCGGGCAATACCTGCTTACCTTCCACCCACAGCGGAGCCTGTCCGCCGCCTTTCGACCACAGCCGCAGTGCCCGGCTGATTGCAAGGAAGCCGTTATTGTTTTGCGCCATGATCCCGCTGGGGGCCGTGCCGCGCTCATCTACAATCTGCCACGCCGCGCCGGGCTTGTCACTCTCGCGTGATATCCAAATATCCGCGCCGTATCTCGGGAGCGTCTTTCCACAATAAGCCTGTGATACTTCATCACCCGCGACTACCCAAATCCAGCCGGGCCGGTCTGCGCGCAAATTGCCATGCCCATCACCCATCCGGGCCGGGATGCGTGCGGTATAGTCCGGTTTGTTGCGCCGGGCCTTTTCTGCCATTCGTCGGTTAGCGTATTTACTCATATCATGGCCGCCTGTACTGGTTGCGGTTGCGCTTCATACTGGAATAGGGCGGGCTGTAATGTTGCTTCGCTTGCTCGTTTTTGCATAATCTCGAAATAGTCTTGACGCTTCTCAATTCCGATGGCATTACGCCCGGTTTGGATTGCAGCTACGATAGTAGTACCGCTTCCCGCGGTCATGTCAAGGACTGTTTCGCCGGGGTTGGTATATGTGCGAATTAGGTATTCATACATGGCTATGGGTTTTTGCGTGGGGTGTCCGCATAGTTCCGGGCGCGTTCTATCGCCATTACTGAAGGTGATTATCGTAGTTGGGTAATACTCGTTGTTGAATGATTTGTGTTTTTCGTAATGGTGGTATACGCTGCTTTCTTCCCTTGCGCTATCTCCCTTTCCGCGTGGTTTTCCGCGCACAACCATCTGCGGGTTATAAGTTGAATATCCAACGGGTGAAAAGATAACAATATCTTCATGCGCTCGCATGAGCCTGCGGTTTGCATCCAAAAATCCAACAGGTAAAACTTTATCCCAAACTGCAGCTTGACGAAACCATTCCAAATTGCTGCAAACAAGCATACTTGTAAACGGCTGGCTGGCGGTCGTCACGAATACGCCCCGCGGCTTCAGGACATGCTTCACGGCTTCCCACATCGGCGCGAAAGGAATAACCACATCCCACGAACAGGCAGTAGTACCATAGGGCAGGTCTGTAATGATTGCATCTACGCTGCCCGCATCCATTCCGAGCATATATTCCAGACAGTCGCCATTATGCAAAGTAATCATGGGCACACATCGTAAACGAGAGAATCACCAAGATAGATTGAGCGCTCGATATTCATGGTTGAAATGTACACAGCCGCTACGGAAGTATGCAAGCCTTGCGCCGTACCGCTTCCAGGATACCATCCGCGCTGATATGAAATCGAAGTAAACAGGGTCAGCGGGTCAATGGCATTGCACAGGCCGAGCGTGTATTTTAGGTAGGGTTGGTTAAGTCCTTCTCGCCATACCGTGCCGTTGATATTGTTGTCAGGGCCTAAGCCAGCGTAGCCGATGGAATCGGACGGGGTAAAAAACAGCGTAGCGTAAATGTACGCCGTGCTATCCGTGCGGTAACTTATTTGCTGCTGGATGGCCGTGTTAAACAGGATGGAATTTTCATTGAAACTGGTCACCCAATCCCATTTGATGATGCCATAGCCTATGTTGGTGAAATCAGCCGACCACGTATTAGTACCGCCGCCATCGCTCAGCAGGACGTATGTCGCCGGGGACACTTCGAGCGCAGCCTGCGCGCCGTCAGTCGACGGGCCGGAAGTCAGTACGATTTTGAAGCCAGCCACAGCCAGCGGTGATACGCCGGGGTCAAAGTTTGCCGTTAGGAATGTGCCATCGAAGGCCAGCCCGGAGCCGGTCAGAACGGGTGTTTGTTCAGCGTCAATCGCATAGATAGCAAGATTAGACGCCGCATCCCCTACTACCTTGCAGCGGATTGAGACACTTGTCGGGCCTTCCGCGTAAGATGCCGGGCGCAGTGTGCAGGGACGATAGGCAAAACTTTCCAGCGGGCCTTCGATGCCGGATAACTTCGACGGGAACCAGGTCAGGCGGAACGCGTTGCCAGGGGCAGTTGAACAGTCACCCTCAGGCGGGATTTCGGGCGGGATAACGGGCGGATCCCAACCGCTCAGGCCGGGCGTCAGGTCGAAGTCACCCGCGCTAAAGGGAGGGAACTCCCAATCGTCTACACCTGGGGCATCTGGGGGTAAAAATGTTATCCCGTCTACCCCGTCTGTTTCTTCCGCCAATGTCAGCATGGTAGACTCCGCGCCTGTTTCCGCGCTAAAGCTGTACTCCATCGACACAGGATAAAAGCGTTTCTGTGACCACGCCGCCAGCCCGCGCGGGGTTGCGCTGCTCGCAAGGGTCAGGGTGATGATGCGCCGTAAAAAGTCGGGATAATCCAGACACCAGGACAACTCAAACTCTACCGCCGGGAATGTGGAATTGACCATGCCCAGGTAATCACCTGCCAGCCGGTTGATTTCCGCTTGCGTGCTGCCTGAAAGTTCCGCCGCCGGCGCATCTACCGAGCCGAACCGATCTACTTTGTTTCCAGGTGCCCGGCTGTAAATTGTGCGCTCATTCGTGCCGTCATACGTGAGCGCGCCCAATTCTACAATTGCGCCGGTGTCTACTGTTTCCGCGTTGAAGCTGATTTCTTCCGCAATATCCGAAGTCACACAATCGAATAGAATTTCCAGCGCCGCTTTATCCGTGCTATCCAGCAGGGACGGCGGAACCGTCACCCAGACGCAACCAAGCGGGTCACACCATATTTTAGCCAGCAGTTTGCGCGCCGCTATGTCGGATAATTGCGCCCAAAGGCTGCCGGGTTGCGTGCCGCATGTATACTGCCGGTCAGTCGTTCCGCTCAGGTTTACATCGCAAATGGAATAAAGCGTAGATTGCCAGCGGGCCAGCCGGTACAGGGCTTTATCCGCGTTCAGTGTTGCGTAGTGATGCCAGGCTGGGCTTGTGCCGTCTTGGATACTCACGCCGCCCAGCGTGATGCGCTCCATCCACCACGCGGGGCCGTGCGCGGTAAATGACACCGTGCCGAACTCTGGATTGACGCTGATTGATTGCCCATCAATCCAGCCGACAAACCGCACATTCTCGCATCCGTCGTACTCGCCCTGACTGCCCGCGGTCGCCGTGCCCGCGTAATCTTTGCGATACAGCACCACAGGCGCGCGGTCGTATAACTCGCTCAAGTCTACGCCGTCCAGTCCTTCAAACCTGCACTCCCAGCCGCCGCTGTCAATGTCGCCGGATAATTGCAAATCGGTTACAGTCGCCGCAGTTGGATTGACCAGCACTAGCCGCGTGACCGTAGTCTGTGCGCCTGTGCTATCTGTGAGCGTCAAATAGACGCGGTATGTACCCGCCGCGTCATAGGTTGCCGATGGGGTCGCCGTGGTTGTGCCGCTTGACGCGGATGCCCCGACAAATGTCCATGCGTAAGCGGATATTGTCGCGCCGGTCGGACTGTAAATCGTAGGCGCCGCAAACTGCGTAGACACGGACGCACCGGTCAGGTCCAGAACCCGCGCCATCGGGCCGATATTGACAAGTGGGGCGAGGCTGGTATTCGGGTCGTATGCATAGCGCCCGTCTTGCAATTCGTCCGAGTCGGTGACAAAACTATCCTTGCCCCACAAGCCGTGATTATCCTTGACGGTCAAATACTGGTCGTTTGCGATCTGCACACCAGACACCGCGCCGATTTGAAACGGGGTCAGGGTCGCATCTTCCGCGATGCGCACGATGCCAATATCTTTCAGCCCCGCCGCGCTGCCTATCCACATATCCATGCCCGCGCGGACGTTTGTAATCGTTCCTGACCCGCCATCGAACGGGATAGACTGCACGCTGTCAAGACTGCCGGGCGTGCCATTGACGCGGGCCGTGTAAATCGTGTTGTGCGCAGGGATGGCGAGCTTGTATGACTTCCAACGACCCGCCGCGCGCTGATTTTGCAGGTAGGTTGTATTCGCATACGCTGCCGTTGGGGGTGTAAACGCGGAACTGACACCCGTGCCAACCACGATACGGAACTCATCTATCCAGCCGTCAAACGCATTGCCAGAATAGCCCATTCCGACTAGCGGGCGGTTTGTCGTGTTGAGATAGTTGCTCGCGTCTGTGTAGTTTGCGCCTTCCTGCACGCCGTCCAAAAACAGCCGGGTAATACCAGCCACGCGAGAAAGGCAGATGTGATACCACTGCCCAGTTTGTAGCACGGTCGCCCCGCTTATGCGGTCTGCGCTGCTTACGAAATAGCGCAGGCTTGTTGTAGTCGTGTACAGTACAGGGTAAGCGCCCTCGGCATCCGGGCGACAATCTATCATGGTATCCAGGTTTGCAATGGTATTCCAGCGCGCCCAAAAGTCGATTGTGAAATCATTGACCAGGAAGGATAAATCCTTTGCGCCGTCACCAAAGATATAATCCCCCGTGCCATCAAACAAAGCGGATGCCCCGCCGAATTTGCTTTGTGCGGTGTCAATCTGCGCATTACCGCCCACTCCCCACGTGCGCCCGGATTGATCAGTAAACGTGGTTGCGCCGTCTGCTCCATCCATGTGGAGTAGAACCTTGACCTGTGTCTCATCGAAGGCGTCTAATAAGCCGGTCATGGGGTATACGTGGCAAGGTTGCTAAACCGAAACTCTACCGGCTGAAACGCGCCTTCCGTGCCCGTACCATGCCCGCGAAACTCGTAACCATCGGGCAATTCGGGCCAATGCATGATTGCCGAGTAATATCCGAATGTGACGTTATTCTCTCCAGTCGTGCGGATCACAACGGACACGGACGCCGCCGGGCAAATTGCGCGCAAAGCTGCCCACATATCTCCAGGGATGAAGCCAAAACGCCACACAGCAGACGGGAACCCGCGCGCGTAGCTTGATCCGTCGATACAATCCACTGTTTCGGAGTAGGGGATAAACTTCGTGCCTTCACCCGGATAGATTGACGGTAACGCGCTCAGCGTTTCAACGTTCACGCGCCCCGCGTAAGTCGTGCCGATTTCAAAGGATGATACGCTCATAGGCCAATTACCTCAACCCGCGAAGCGTCGGAATAGTCGCCACAAAACTCATCGCCAGAAACAGCCGGGAATTTTGGCTGCCCTACTTTTCCAAGTACCGGGGCGTGTCTATGACAATGACCAGCCGGGGGCCAATCAGGATGATCTACTGCCATCCGCTCATTTACCGATGCCCATTTGACAAAGTATCTGCACGTTTCGCAAGTTTTCATAGGCTTAGTATACCTTCAATCAGCGCCCGCTGGTTGTTCCTGACAGTGCGCCTTGATTGTCCAATCGTTGAATTGCCGATGTTGAGATTGTTCGTCACCATCGCAAGCGCCCGTTGCTGGGTGAGCCGCCCGCCGATCATGCGCTCAGCGGTTGCCGTGGTAGATGCATTTAGCACATACTCCCGCCCGCGCTCAGCACCCGCATACAGGCCGGGCCGGGCCATGTACCCGCCGGATGCTTTGCCGCCGCGGAATAGACTCTTGATGCCTTCCCAAACCGCCTTGAGCGCATCGCCAATCATGCGCCCGAGCGATTGCAGCCAGTAGCCCATAGAGACGAACAGCCGCCCCCACGCTTCCTTGACAATGACTACCAACATCCGCACAGTTTCGCCAATGTCGGCCCATGTCTGATTTGTTCCAGCCAGCGCATTGCCCAGGCCTAAGCCGATCTGCCCGCCGATCACCAACGCAAGTGCCCCGACCAGGGCCGGGATAGCTGCGGTAAATCCTGCCGCGATTGCAGCCGATAGACCAGCGCCCCCAGCCGCAGCACCCGCCGCGCCCGTAGCCGCACCAGCCGCGCCGCCGCCGATACCAACAGACGCAGCGAGTGCCTGAATGGTTGCGATGGTTTTGACCAGGTTTGCCGTGGTCACGATCAGCCCGCCCAAAACCACAAGAGTCGTCCCAATGGTAAGCGCAGCCTGCACCACGCCCGGGTTAGCTTCCGCGAAGGCTATAACTTTTTCCAGGATGCCCGCGCCTTTTTCGAGAGCGGGCAATACCTGCGTTGCCACGATGCGCCCAAGTCGGACTTGCGACGCTTCCCACTTTGCGGATAACTCGGTAATGCGCTTCGATACAGGTTCAGTGTCCTTGACGGTATCGGTGTACTTTTTCATTGCGAGCATGAGCGGGGCCAGGATAGCGCCGCCGCCCAGTCCAATTGTCGTTCCGACCTGGGCTACTTTCTCCATCTTTTCGCGGGTCTTGTTTGCCTGTTCTTCAATCCTGCGCAGATTGTTCACAACCTGACCCGCGCCAGCGCCTGAGCGTTTCGCGTCAATCTCAATGCCTATGCTGATTGTCTTATCTGCCATCGTTTACATCCTCAAAGCGCGCCTTTACTGCCTCGTAAGCGCCGCGTATTGTTAGCATGTCGTCTATCCAGGTTAGTTCTTCGGCCAATACCTGTGAAGGCAAAAACCGCCAATCGAACGCCGCACACACAGCGAAAACATCATAAGCCTCCGGGTGGTGTAGCTGAATGATTGGCGGTAATTCTCCGCGCTCAGCGGTTACGAGCTGATTTAGTCGGCTGTATATTTCAGCCGTTTGCCGTTCTAATTTTTTTTTGATAGTGGAGCCGCGACAATATCCGCGTTCAATTCTTCCACGGCATCTACCAGCGGGCGACTTTCCACTAACAGCATCTTCAAATAATCTTCACGCGGAATAAATGGATCTGTGCAGGCCGCGATAAGTGCCCATTCTTCGCTTGCGTCTGCAATTGCCTCATCAGTCAGATTTAGCGCCGCAACATTGCGCTGATTGATGCGCAAGCGCGCACCATGAAGGACGCCCATCTTTGAAACGGTGTATTTTCCTACTGTGATTGTTTCGGGTTCCATCAGTCCACATCCACAGCGGTGGAGACAAGGCCATATTTCACAGCCACAAGCGCATTATTTGCCGGGGCGGTCGTCAGGTGAATGTTCGAGATGGTCAGCGCGGTAAATCCGCCAGCCGTGACAGCCGTACCCGCAACGTATACCGCCATGTTCGCGGTGCTGGCCGCGTTGTAACTGGCCGCCAGGTTGAAACTGCTGGACGTGGCATTACCCAGGAAGAACGAGAAATGTACGCGGTTGTTACTCTCGTATTCCCGCATGGTTTCGGTCAGCTCGCGATCCACGCCAGTGGTCAGCGTGCGCCCAGTGATTTCCGAGCTTACGATGATCGGGGAAAGGGTGTACGTAATATCCGCCCGGTCACGCCCAACCATGCTGCGGGGTTTGGCATACATCTTGCACTTGAAAACATACGTACCGAATGTGTCAATGCCGCTACTGTACCCTTCCTGGTACACGACCAGCCAGACGGAAATCTCACTGCCGGCGCTGCTTGTGCCCCAGCCTACCGAGTTGATTTCTGCTTCGGTGAACACGTTGGTCGCGGCGAGCATCGCCAGGGTATCAAGGTCGGAGCGGGAAACGGTCAGGGTGCCGGTCGCCGGGGCCGTGCCGGGGAAGGATGCATATTGCAAAACGCGATCATTGCCGGGATGCGCGATAATGTCAGGGTCAGGCACCACGCCTTCCAGAACGACTGACATGGGGCCGCCGATAAGCACGCCATCATAAGGCGTAATGGGTGATGTTGCCGCCGGTAGCCCGGTCGTAGCGTCACATGCGTAGATGCGCACGGATGCCAAGCCAGCGCCGAAGAATTTTTTACTTGGAGCAGCCATTAGATTAACTCCTCAATACTGATTTGAACTCGCACGCCGTAAAACACAGCGCCGGAACCGGTTGGATATTCGTACATGCCGGGCGTGATTTGTGCCGAGATTGTAGCCGTGTTTACCTGGGGGGCACTCAGGAAGCGGTAAAGCTGCCCGATTGCCCGCGCGTATTTCGCGCAATAATCGACAACGACCGGGGCCTGAACATATAGCCCGCTATCTTGCGCCGCCGCTTCGAGTAGGAAAAGGTCAGTCACAGACCACGAACACAGCGCGCCCGAACCGCTCAACACTTGCGCGCTATTGTTCCCGCCGCCCTGCCCAAGCGGAAGCAGGAGCCGGCAGGGTAGATGCGCAGTTTGCACGCTGCCGGGGATGGATGCCAGGCTGTAAACCGTAGGGGTAGCCTGTGCGCCGTCCCTGTCGGTGTACGTGACAGCCATCGCCGCCAGTTGCGCGTAAATGCTTGTTAGGATGGATTGCATTATGACACGATCCTGCAATAGGGTTGCAAGGTCTGAACAACATCCGCTGGTAGAGTAGTCGGCATGATAACCGTGCCATCACCCATGAGTACCGGGCGGTCTTGGTCGCCGCTCTGGTTGTCTTTTTGGCGATAGAGCCAGGAAGCCAAACGCCTGCACGCCTGTACAATATCCTGCGGGGCCGCCAGGATATACCCGGTCGTGTCGGTGTCACCCGCGCCGGTTTGCGCCCAGGACACGCTGCCGGATGTTTGCGCCGTGACAACGAATGACCCGTTGAAGCCGGTGTCAGCCACGCCCACCACTTCGATGGATTGGCCGATAGAGAGCGGGGCCGCGTTGGATAATGTCGCCGTCACGGTGTTAGAACTGCGCACGATGGCGGTGAAGGGTATCTTTTCCATGTAAGCCCAACGCCCGGTTACGGGTATCGCGTTCTGCACATCGTCTACATAATCCCATCCATAGCCGCTTGACGCTTTGATGCCAATGGCATAAGCCGGGCCGCGTCTGGGTGTCAGATAAACTGATGCGGTGATATTCGTTCCAGCACCGTTTGTGATGCTGGTCAGATAGGATAGGTCGCCATCAAGCTGCAATTCGCCGCCGTGGAAATCACCATAATCATGGTAGCGCGTGCTATCCGCGCCCGCGTAGAATGACCGGGCCGTGCGGCTGTCAATCCGGGCGCTCGCCGCTTCAAGCATACGTTGAAGCAGGGCGTCGTCGGCAGACGTTGCGGAAATATTCAGGTAGTTTTTGAGGTCGGTCAAGGTCGCATAACTCATTTTTCACCCGTCCCGCCGAAAGTGGAAACGGAATCCCACATGATAAACTCCGCCGCGCTTGTCGGAATGTCGCCCACAAGATGCCCGCAAACTACCGAGCGGTCGATATAAGCCGGGAAACCAGCCGCCAGCGCAAGCTCAAAGAAGCGCCTATCCTCCCCGCCGCCCGCAAAGAGATCATCCATTTTGAACCAAAGCCCATTACACAGCGGGGCCATTGCTTCCAAAACCGAGCGGTGCATAAGGGTGAAGGATGTACTTGTAAAGCTGATTTCTGTCAGCGCATCATCCGGGCAGGGCTCCATCACGAACGGGCCGAATTTGATGTATTCGTTATGCTTCGCGAACCAGTCGCGGGTATCGTTGATCCGCTGGATGTGCCGATCTTCGCCGGGATATTTCGCCCAGACATGCGGGGTCACTGGATTTGTGCGCATGAATATCAGCGCGCTAATCAGCGGTTTACCCCACGATAACAGGCGGGTCAGGCTGTCAGGCTCAAAGACTACATCGCTGTGCGTGGATAACAGCCAATCGCTATCCGTTGCCAGGAAGTCGGTGACAGCTTTATTCCATGATAGGTGTATTGCGTTCACACCCGAGCGGTAAAAGGATTTAGTCCATCCGTCAGGGATGCGCATATTGAGCCATGACAAGACGCAAGGCCAGGCGGGGCGTTCGGTTGCGGGAACCCAGTGGGTAATGTGCGGCATAAGGTTTGGGCGGGTGTTACCCCGCCCGGTTGATTATCCGATTACGACAAGTTGCTGAGCGCCGGTTGTGGGCGGGCGGCTGATACCATCGTACAACGCGACGGTTGCGCCGTAGGTGATCAGGCTCGAAATAACCGAGCCGCCCGAGATTTTCAGCCACGGTTTAGCCGCGGGAATGGCGGTGTCAATGACCATGACGTTATTCGACAGGACGCCGGAAGTCACAGCGCCCAGGGCCGCGCCCGCGATGGCGGCGTAAGTCCCGCCCTGCGTGGTTGCAGCCCAGACGCCCATGCTGCCAGACAGGGCCGCGGTCGTGTTATCGTTGGGGCCAAACTGGAAGCGGAACTGCGCGCGGCTGTAACCGGTCGCATCGACAGCGGTTGCAGCGGGAGCGCCGCTGGTGGTCGAGAGCGCGATGGCGACGCCCGCGTCTTTCAGTTCATCGGTAATATGTTTGCTCATGTTTCATTCCTCCAAAATAGGGCGGGCTTTCACCCGCCCTTATGGTTGCTACTTGCCCTGGGTGTAGTAGAAGGCTTCGGACTGCAACACCAGGCCGCCGCGGTAGATATTGGCGTAAATGTTCACGACGCCAGTACCCATGTTGGTGTAGGGGTCGCGCTGAACCAACATGCCGGGTTTTTCCCCGACCGCGTAAAAGTTGAAGTTGCCGAACAGCAGGGAGTGACCGGACGAAGACGCCACGGTGTAGGCGTCAAGCTCATCATCAACCCAGGCGGTATATCCGAAGAAATCAGAGGGGCCGCCGGCGGGGGTCGGATTGAAGGCAAACTGCGTGCTGCTGCTCAAGCCCTTCGCGTACCATTTGGTTGCGTTCTGCATCAAGAAACCGCACTCACTCGGCACATTGTAGCCGCTGCCGAGCTGACCGATCAGGGCTGAGAAATCAGCGGGGACGAGAACGGCGCTCGTGGTGACGGTATTGCCGGCGGTCGCGCCGACTTCAACGCCCTGCGGCTGGCCGGTGCCGGTGCCAGTCGTGAAAATGGCGTTTTCGGTGACAGCTTCCGCGCGGGCCAGAACTTGCGAGATCCAGGAGTCGAAGTTGGTGGCCTGGTTCATCATAAATTCTTCCGTCGCCTGCACCTTTTTGGTGTACTTGTACAGGATCAGGTTCTTTTGGGCGACGGTCGGTTCGTTCTGGTCGTAGGCGGCAGCTTCGGCAGTCAGGACAAACGCGGTTGCGCTGGTGTCTTCGACCGGGATCAACAGGTGATCGGCGGTGACGCTGAACATCTGCACAGGAGCCTGGCGAACCCAGGAGGCGTTGTTGCGTTTGGCGATGATCTGATTGTACAGCGGGTCAGGAACCAGGAAACCGCCGGTCGCGCCGGTGGTCTGATTAAAGGCCGCCTTCGTCCACATCTCGCCAGTGGGCCGGATGAGATCGCCATTGACCTGACCGGTTGCCAGCCAGGATTTGAAGCCTGCCATGCCGTCGTCACTTTTGCCAGCTTCTTTGACGTAGGCGGGGGACTGGCGCAAAGCGCCCTGTGATTTCAGTTCTTCGATTGCGGCCTTCGCGCCTTCCTGTTTGGCCGCTTCGATTTCAGCGGCGCGGTCTTGGATGGCTTTCTGTGCGGCGCGCTCAGCTTCGAGGGCCGCCTTTACAGCGGTTTGGATTTCGTCCATTTTATTCTTCTCCGTTTTGAAATATCCCAGAGCGAGCGCGCCGGGATTGGGTAAACTTTTCAGGGGCGTGGCGTGGTTGCGCGGTTCTGCGGGCGTTGGGGTCAATGACGCTTCCCCGATTGCCCAGGTCTTGATCCAGTTCACGCCCTTGCCAGCTGGTTCACGTTCCACAAGGTGAGACAGCGCGCCGGATGAATAACCGAGTTTGCCAGCCTGCGCCATTTCGTAAATCGCGCGTTCGTATTCGTCGCGCATGTTCAGCTGCGTTTCAGCCCATAAGCCTGCGCCGTCTTTTGTGGCGATGGTTGTGCCGATTACGCGCTTGCCAATCTTGGCATCCATGCCGTGATGGTAGTACGTGTCAATCCGGGCAGGATAGCGCAGGTCTGTTTTGGCATCGAAGTAATCTCGGCTGCTTGACACGTCAGGGTCGCGCGCCGTTGAAAAGCGCACAAGATAGCCGCCCACTTTGCCGCCGCCCAATGCCTTGACCGGTTCGCCGTCCATCGCTAATTGCTCATCGGCGGGGGCCGCGTCCGGGGCCGGGGCTTCGCTGGTCATTTCTTCCCAGCTCTCTTTTGGCGCAAAGGTTACGCCAGCCTCGCCCATTTCATACGCAATGGAGTACTCGGTCTCCCCCACTTTCGCAGTGATGTGATCCGGGTACACTTCCTCTACTTCGTATTCCATCGGCGCGGTTTCGCTTGCGCCGCCCTGCATGAGCAGAGCAAACGCCGCTTCCACCATTTCGATATGCTGCTCCATGCTCATTTGCATCCGGTCACCTCCAAAGTGACAATAAAAAAAGCGCGTCAAGTAAATGACGCGCCTCTCGGCCTGTTGCGTTTATTCGCTCGCAGTCTACCCGGTGGGGTCTGTGCTGCGTTGGCGGTATCGTGTTGAGCGTGGTCTATATAGGGCATCCGCCTTGTTAACTAACGCGCTCTTCTGCAAACAGTATACGCTTATATTTTGCGCTTGTCAATAACTCCAGCGGAGACAGCACCGGACGCAATAAGGCTCTCTCTGATATTGTCTGTAAGCTTCTGTAATTCATTCACGCGAAACATGGCAGATTTAAACGCAAGGATCGCACCAAACACGCCGGAAAAGTCTACTTCATCTCTTACGGTATTGTAGTCGCGAATTTGAAAATTCCAGTGCGCCTCATTCTCCTCCTTTCCTTCGATAGATAAAGACAATTCTGCAAACTCTACCCATTCCTGGTGCGTCAATTCGACAACGCGCCCGCCGCCTTCTGTCTTAGATAATATTTTCATAGTTGTATTCTCCTATCTTTATTATACCGCTTGTTGTCAATGCGCACGCCAACCCGATCCACAGCGCCGCCCAGCCAGTGAACGAATTGACGTAAGGCGAGAACAACGGGCCGCACGCGAGCGCCGCGCCGATGTTGCGCCGGGTGATGGCGTACCAGAGAATGATCAGGCCGGGCAGGATGCCATAGGGGAATATGGAAGCGTTCCAGGACTCGTTGATTGGAGTGCCGGGGACGCCGAATATCAGCACGCCCGCGCAAATTGCGATACATGCCGGGGCGAATGTCGCAATTATGTGTTTATTGTGATATGCCTGCCACGCGATATAGAGCAGGACGCCTGCGGTCATTTGCGGTTTTGCGAGCAGTACAAACACAGCAAGCGGGGACGGCAGGAATAGCCCGAGAATAACCAGCCCTTCGATGTTCCCAAATATCGCGCCGTGCAGGATCATCCATAACAGCGGGGCGCAAAGTATGGGCGGGATGCGCAAGCGGTAAAATGCGAACAGGAAGCCGGTCATGTTGAGCGCAAACACGACAAGCGCCCCCACCTTCGCGGGCAGGATGGCAAGCGGGTAAAGCGCAAGAGCAAGCCAGGGCACGGAGTAGTATTGTTGCGAGTACATCCTGAGCGGGTCAAGCGCCGCCGCGCGGAAGATGACCCAATCTCCCCCAATCGGAAAGTACAGCCAGCGATCAAACGCGAGCGCCAGCCCGAGCGAGAGCGCAAACACGGACAGCCAGCCTATTGTTTTCTGCATAGCATCCTGTAAACTTCTGACCCGTTCACGGTGTCTACTGCAAACTTGACTTGACGCAGCCCGCATTTTTCGATCAGGACACGCAGCGAGATATAACTAAAATAGTTTATATGCTCATGCCAGTGATGGCGATGGGTTGCATCTTCTTTTGGGACTTCGATATACAGCAGGCTATCCGCGTCCATGAAGTGTCCTATCCTGCCGACTTCCGCGACAGGATAGGATATATGCTCCAGCACAGACGCGCACACAATAAGGTCATACACGCCATAGGGCACGCGGACGCGCATACCAACCTTGACGGGCTTCGCGCCTATGTCGTAAATGCATACGCTTTGCGCGCCTGCATACGGGGTGTTGCGCCCATCGTCGCCGCCCCAATCCAGGACGGTTTCCGGGGATGCCCCTATAAACGCTTCGATGCCTGGGGCGCTACTGGGCATAGCTTCAATCAGCGCGTTTCGCTCAAAGTAGCCTGGTTCGTAATGCTCCCGCAATGCGACATAATCCGGGCCGCGATAGTCGTCATACAGGCGGGCCGCTTCGTCGCCATCAAAGCGCGCGTCACAGAATATCAGTCCGCAGGATGTACACCGCGCAGTGTGGCACGGCTGGTAAGATGCGCCAGCCTTGACCGTGGTCAATCCCCACGCGGGCAGGATGGTCACAGGCTCGATACCCAAAGCGCGATGAGCCACAAACGGCATGAGTACCGCGGGTGTCTTGGTTACGTCCTTCCCGCATACCGGGCAAGCGTTGATTATTTTCATAACTTCCTATCAATTTGATCGTCAATAATTTCGAGTATTAATTCCTTGAAGCGTTCCGAATAGCCGTCCGCTATTTCGTCAATCGTTTGCCATCCGTGCGAAGCCGCCCACGATACGCGCCTGACCGGATCATACAAATAGGGCGCGTATGATACGCGGGTGAATACTTCCGCGCTGTAGTCTCCTGGGTGTATCTCAGCTTTCCAATTCTTCTGTAGCTTTTCCGACTTGCGCCTGCTCGTCCACAGCGTGCCGTCTTTCCTGCGTCGCCTTGCGCCGAATTGACGCTGATACCACACGCCATTACCTTGTGCGCCCGGTTCGTGATTATACAATCCTTCTGGAGGATATACTCGCGCGCGGTCAGCTAATTCAAGCGTGCCCAATGTCAAAGCGCGCCGTCTTGCTTTTGGGTCGTTGGTGACTTCCTCTATCCATTTCTTTATTCGGTCAATGGATGGGGTGAGGGTGACGGTTCTGCTTGTCATTTCGTAAGCTCTACAACGGTCTGGCACCTGCAATTAGGATGTGCGGGAGGGCCGGGTATCAGCCCATACTTTGCAGTTTGCCATCCGCCATCCTGTTTTTTCTTATGGTCAAGCGGGGCGCAAATAGGGCACACCTTTTCGTCCTCAGCAGTCAGCCATCGAATTACGGTAGTTACGCCCTGTTCGCTCAAGCGTGATTGCAGGGCTTCGCTAAAGTACGCCTCTGCCCGCGTGGTTTCCGTGATGGCTATTTGCTGCGCATGGCCAGCACCAAAACGCAACGCAATACGTTCTATGATTGTCTCTGCGTCAATGCCTTGCCCGATCATAGCTTGCAATTGTGTCCGCGTGGTGTTTGTGATACCGCGCGCGCTGTCATTAATTGCGCGGGTCATCAGGGTATCTATGTCGCCAATTGCGCCTGTCTGGTCAATAAACGCGGCATAATCCGAATAGGTGGTAAACGATTGTTCGATATATTGGCGCAATGGACTTGCAATCTCTTTGCGCAAGTCGTTCTCGTAAGAAGTCCAAAAGTCGTAGGGAACATTTACGCCGCTATTTTCAAGCATTGCAAGATAGGCGCGATCAATGCCCAGGATAACCCGCGCCAATCTTCGCTCCAATTCGTCCCGGCTTATGGGGGCCGCCTTCGCAAACGCAAGACGCGCCGCCGGCGATAAATATTCACGGGCAGACGGGTAAAGGCTAAGTGCCTTGATATGATCCGGGTCAATATCCATCACGCCACCTTTGAACTAATAGCCCTTGCCAGCAGCACCGCGCCTATTTCGCGCTGCGCATCCGCAAACACGCCGGGTATATCGTCCGCTGATTTAGCCGCTTGCAATCCCGCATTGATGCGCAATGCCAGGGCGGGCGGGATGTGCTTACATTCAAACTCCCGCGCATCCTTGCCAAACCGCTTGACCGCGTAACGCTGCCAGGCCATCAGTTCAGACGCGAGTGCATCCGCTTCCGGGTCAGGCTGTGCAGGTTGCGCCGCCGGTACAACGGGGGCCGGGGCCGGTTCTTGCGCCAGGGTGTCAAGGTCGGCATATTGCATACCTTCGGGCAGGTCAAGCCCGACAAGCTCAGCCGAGAGCGAGAGCGGTAACTTTTGCGCGTATGCGTTGAAGGCGCTGGATTTATCGACTTCATCCTGTTGGAACGCATCCAGGCCCGCCAGGTTGAATTGGAATTTGTAGTTAAACCGGGCGTAAAGTTGCTGAGTGAGTGTCTCTTGGATTGTCTGGTAGATGAGCACAAACACGCCAGCCTCGTACCATGTGCGCTTATCTACGTTTGCTGTGGCATAGTTGGCCGCGTTACTCATGAACACGGATGCCGGGATGCCAAACGCCGCGCCGATGTTTTCGATTTGCTGCCGGGTAATCTGGATGTATGACCCGCGCATGTCAGACATGCCCGCGCCCAGGGGCACGATGCTGGATTTGTCCGCGTTGAATATCTTGGCAAGTCCGAGCCGCATCCGTAAAAATAAGTTCCAGGTTTCTTCGGCTTTCTGCGCTTCGCCCTTCGTCGGCATCCCGCTTACAAACATCGCATGGGGTGACACGAAACCATTCTCCCCGTATGTCTTTAGCGTCCAGTCCATATTAGCGACAAGCTCAGCAGCGAGCGCCGCATTGCCGACTGGGGTAATGGTCGCCGGGCCGGTTTCAACTGTATCGTCTGGCAACCAGAAGTAAATCATTTCATCCGCGGGGATTGGCTCGCGCTTGCCTTTCGGGTTCGTGCGAATGAACGCCTCTGGCAGGCCATCATCCGAATACTTTATCTCGGAAATGGTAGACGCCAGGATGTACTGCAAATCCACCACCGTCCGCGATGTGCGCCGGATGCGCAAATAAGCCGCGCCCGAACACAGCGCCGCGGCGACAAGATAAATCATCCGTTTGGGGTTTGGTACACCGCCGGTAATGTCCTTCCAATCGGCGCTTGTGTCCACTTGTTCGCCCGCTTCGTTGGTGACGATGAACGGCAGAGTGCTTACGGCGTTAGCGGTCATGTTCAAGGCCCGCTGAAACCAGGGCACGGCCTGACGCAGCTTGACAATGTTCCCGGCGTTTGCGCCCGTGTTGGTTGCGGCCAGGAAGCCCTCAATACCGCCCCACGGCGTGAAGTCGATCACCTTTGTATTGCCTGTTTCGATAACGGGTATTTTCATATTGTCCTCACGCCATAAACCAACTATTCTCTGCGCACGCGGTCAGCATACCGGACACCGCGTCTACCTGATCGTCATGCTCAACTTCTGGAAAAGCACACATCTCGTCAATCAAAGCCGCGTTCCATTCTGCCCGAGCAAGTAACAGTTTGCCCTGTTCAGCCCTTGCCAGTAACGGCTGCGCCCGCGTTATTTTATCCTGTGTTGGGGTCACGCCACGAAACGCAATTCCAGCCAGCGCTGGTTCAGCCTGCAATAAATCCAGCATACCTTTTTGTGTGCCCGCTGTCTCAATTGATTGTACAACATCTTGACCATCAGAGAGCGCCGTGTCTCGAATGATGCGAATAAGCGCGGGCCATTCCCAGCGCCCGCGCACAATATCGACAACGTACACGTTTCCGTTATCATCCATCCCACCCAGCGCCCCTACGCTGTAATCCGCTTGTGTCTTTGTGCTGGCCGCTAAATCCCAATGCCGGACGCGGGTAAATGCGGGCAGGCTATCAGCATACTGGAAGTATTCGCGCCTGAACATTGCGCCCGCCAGTTGCACAAACTCAGCTTCGTATTCCTGCCGAAACACCAGCGCCGGTATCTGCTTCCGCGCCGCTTCAATTTCAGCCGCGTCAATGTAGGGGTTGCTGCTTGTCGGGAGTTGCCAGGACTGCCAATCGTTTTCTCGCATATTGAACAGGTCGGCAAAGTGGTTAAAACCCTTTGGCGTACTGATGAACATTGCGCCGCCCTTGCGATCTGATAGGGCAGGCCGCAATTCCTGTTCCCATATTGCGCCAAAGTTGCGGATATGTGCGCACTCATCGACAATCAGCAGGTCAAGACCTTCCCCGCGTAGCCCGCCTTCGCTGTCTGCGCTTCTGACTTGCACCCAGCCGCTAGCGATTGACAAGCGCCTGTCTACAATCTTTGCGCCGGGGATTTGCCTACCCAGAAATTCAAGCGAGCGCCAACCTACTTCTGCGATCTGGTAAGACGGGCCTACCCACATGATTTGCCCGCCTTCGATGGCTCGCTTGATTGCACACGCCGCCGCCAATCGCGTCTTACCCCAGCGCCGCCCGCATGACAACACCTTGAAACGCGTGGTGTTTTTAGCAATGGCAAGTTGCGCCGGGTGCAGGGCGGGCAGGGTCAATACTCTACTCATTCGGCGCATCCTCGGGCCAAATGACGGTTATATTCCCGTTCATATCCACTTGCAGTTTATCCGGTATCTTCCCAAACGCATATTGTAAAAATATCTCCCTTTGCTTCGGGTCTTTCGCCATCTGGCGCAAGATAACCTCCACCGCCGTCATCGGCCCTTGCTGCGTTTCAATTGTCTCATGAGCAAGGGATAGCGCAAGCTCCCGCAGTTTGTCAAACGACTTCGGGCGGCCTTTTCGGTTGATGCGTGGATCACCTTTTTTGAATGGGGGCATCTCTGTTATTCGCCTGTATTACTGACTTTCGAGAGCGGAACGGTCGGACGTGCGCCGCCAGTTTGCGCATTGGATTGCGCCGCGTTATCTGTTTCGCCTGTTCCGCAGGTTTCCCGCTTCGGGTATGGTTTAGCGAGCGGGGCTATTTGTTTGCGCATTGCATCGTCAAGGGGGTATAGATAGCGGTATTTTCCGGGCGTCTTTATAATACTTGCGCCTTTCGGAATAGCCTTTTTTGTATTATGACCATGCCCATTATACCGCCGCGGGTCTATCATATCTCCGTTTATTTCTAGCATTTCCGCGCCTTGTGTTATTCCCGCGAATATCCAATTCATCGCCTGATAAATTGCGCCGTTGTGCTTGTGAAACGGGTCAGCGAAAGAGATAAGTATTCTTATTCCTGGGTTTTTCTTTCGCAACATTCTAATTGCTATACTAACAATTTTGCTAACCGGGGATGCATGGTTGTTTAGCGCAACTCTTGTTAGTTCTGCAAATTGAAAGTTTTCTAATCCATAAGGTTTCCCAAGTGACGGGCTTGCGCCTAATCCAAAAATAATTACACCGATAAATTTATTGTCTTCCCAAGCTCCGAGATAGTTACTTTTATTGGCGGGCAGCGTTTTTGAATAATGCCAATGTTCCACCGCATACCGCGCCGCTTTTGCATCGCACCAATCCAGCCGTAACTCTGTCATTTCGGGATAAACTCCGCGCCGCAGTGCGGGCAGGTTATCGGGCTTTTTTGGTCTAGCCTACCTTGCTCATCAATCCCGACAGGTTGAAAGTCAGGCGTAGCAGGATCAACAAAACCCCACTCACCCAAATCCAGCGGGGCGAAATCGGCTTCTATCTGCTCAGGCTTCCACGCCAAATCAAGCTCAGCAATCTTGTTATCAGCGTACGCTAATTGCCGCCCGCGCTTGTCTGTCTCGGAGTATAGGTCAAGGTCAGTCCGCTTGACGACTACCAACTCATGCCCGTCTGTTTCAACGATGCGCACGGGCAGGTCAATTTCCGCCGCGCCTTCGAGCGTCTTATTGCCAGCGATGACGTTACCATGCGCATCTACCAGGATTGAACGACCCGCGCCCAATTGGCGCAGCGACTTTTCGAGCAAGCCGCGCCCGCGCTGCGTGCCGAGATTTGCATTTTGTCTGTCAGGGGTGATGCCGGATGCGTCTATTTTCATTTCGTCCTATCCACTCCCCAGATTGTGTCGATCAGCCAGCCAGCAACCACGCCCGCGCCGATGGGCAGGAAGCCGCCAAAGTAGCCAGCCAGGAAGCGCGCGTCATGGTCTTTGATGCCATCAAGCGAACGCCACGCCACGAGAGCGACAGGGGCAGTCCCTACCACGCCGATACCCGTTCCGATGATTTCTTGATAACCCTGGGGCATCTTGCGCGTGATGCTGCTTGTTTGGTGCAGGGCCAAGCCCCACAGGAACGCTAGTACAAAGTTTATAGATGATTTCATTTCATCAGCCTAAATCCCGTGATGGGTGCCGGTTCTGTGACAGTCTCGCTGCTCTCGTCTGGAACAGGAACGCCCGCCCGGCGCATGTAGTTTTCCAGAAAGTTTATGCGCCGCTGTAATCTAGTGTTAGCTTCTGACATTTCCGTGATCTTCTTGTCCATTTCATCCAACCGCTTCCACAACTGCGCAATGTTCCCGACCTTTACATTGGCGCGATTGGTCAAGGTAAAGTGTATCCCCGCTATGCTGGAAATGACAGCAACCACGGCTATAACGATTTCCAGAGCGGGTGACAGCTCCATTATCGAATAGCAGCCGGGGGAATTTCCGTATCAGCCAGCACGCGCCGCGTGATCATCACGACGGACAGAATAAATCCGCTGACAGCCGTCACGGTTTTGGCTTCGAGCCCCAGGGTAACAAGCAGACCGGAAAACTCCGGGATAAGCGAGATTACTGCCACGAGGACAGCGAGCCAGATTGATTTCGACTTGTACCAGGGTTTGGCGGGGGTTTCTATCATAGCGTGTTATTACTCCTGAATAAATCCATTATACGCCAATTTGCCCCGCGTGTATTATGGCAATTACGGTATAGTATGGGTAATGGGCGCGCCTCTCGCTCATTCCCGCGCTGGTGTTGCAAGCACGCAGCGCAAAAGTAGCCGCCCGGTCTGGGTTCATCCAGCCGGGCGGCGGTTTGTTTATCGCAGTTCGTCAAGCTGCTTATCAGTCACTTCTTTTGTATTGATTATTTCTTCCAGGATTGCCAGCCGCTTGGCCTGCCTGACGGTCAAGCCGCACCCGCAAAACGTGAGCAGCGGGCCGTTAGGGATGCGCGCTATACAGCCATTGTCGCCGTGCATATCGAGCGGGTGTCCACATTCGGGGCAGGTCGTCATTCATCACCATCCCGCCGGTTTGCGCCGCTCGAAGCCAGGCCGCCGGCGATCAGCGCGGCGAATAGGATCAGCGCGCCGGCAATCAGTAAAATGTACAGGGTCATTTTGTGCCGTCCTTTGCTTTGTGTTTGCTTGCGTGACCATTGAGCGCGGCTTGCGTGCCAAACGAGCGCCCACAAGCTGAACACGGATAGCTAATAGCTGGCTTAGGTTCAGCTTTTACCGGCTTCACTTCGCTAATAGCTGGCTTTTCTTCCGCTATACCTTTGCTCGTAACGGCTATAGCGACCGCTACGAAGTCGGGAGCGATAGCTATAGCCGCGGCCCACAGCCAACGAGCGAGCGGGTCAGCTAAAATACGCGACGGGATGCCCGCCTGCACAGCCGGGGCGATGATGACGGGAGAGACAATCAGCAGGGCCACGAGCGCGGCATAGGCTAAATTCTGCGCCTGTTTCGCCTTCATCCTGGGCGCGTTATGGCTGACACCCATCAGGCCAAACGACAGCGCCGTGCCCATCGTGGAGCCGCGCAAGAACGAAAAGATGCGCGTCATGGTGTCAGCCGTTTCACCATCGGCCAAAATAAGCGCCGATGAAATCCCGACCGCCTGGGCGATACCCAAGAGCAGCATGATAATCTCGGGGTCGCGGGCTTGCCTTATCGCGTTTTTGATCTGCTCAAATGTCATGTCGTCACCAGTTGAACCAGCATACGCGCGTACCAGCCGTAAACGCCATGCCTTGCGTGCCATCGGCATAGCGCAACATTGCCACGGTATGACCCGCGTAGAGGCGGCAGGACTGCACCAGGGTATCATCGTCGAGCATGGATACGCGGACGGTCGTAAACTGCAAGACGATCAGCGCAAGGATAACCAGCTCAAGGATAACGACTGCCAACGCGGCGATCTGTTTTGTTTTGTTCATCTGCGCACCTCCCGCCCAAAATAGTCAGTCTTAGGCGCTTTCTTTTTACCAACATACTCATACACATTGCCGCCAATCTCGATAAATTCTGGGGCGATCTTGTCTTTCTTTTTTGCGCCCTCTTTGCGCGATGGCTTTGGCGCAATCAGGATGATAAATCCAATCAGCACAAGCGCCATGATGTAAAGCAGTAAATCTTGCATACCAACTACCTCCCCACCCCGAAAGGGTGAATAATGCTGTCTATCTATCGGTTTGCGCCGCTGGGGGCGCTTCCTGGGCATCTTGCGCGGGTGGGGGAGTGGTTACGCCCGTCAATTCCGCAATCCACGCCAGGCCATCAGGCAGTATCGTCATTCCCGCGCTGTGATCATCCGCGTTGTTCCACTTTGCAAGATCATATTTTGCAAGCGAATATTGAAGCACGGAAAACTTACCCTCGCTCAGGCCGTTTGTGCGGGGCGTGAAGTTGTCATGCACAAACGCTTCGCCGCTTGAAATGCGGTAAGCAATATCCCGCAAATCTACCGCGTCAATTCCAGTCTCCCGACATAGCGCCGCCGTGCTTATCTTCCTGCCAGCAGTTCCCGCGAAGGGTGGAACGCTTGCGACTTGCGCCGGTTCCGGATCTTCCGCGACAGGCTCAAGCCGCCATTGGCGCTCATTCTGGATTTTTTCCCAGATGAGCCACGTTCCGAAGAATGTCAGAACCAGCGCGATAATAGACACGATGATTGTAGCCGCGGCTATAACGTCGGGCATCATCTCCGCTACTTTTCGGTTGCGCTCATCAATCGGAGCTTGTGCCGTAGCGGTCGCGTTCCCGGCGCTTGTCGCCTGCACAAATAGGCTGTACTGCGCCTGCGTCGCCCGCCCTACTGCGTCAGCGGTTGCGGATGCCTTGACCTGGGCGCGTTCTGTCTCTTGCGCGTGCAGGCTATCGTAAAATACAGCCGTCTCAGCGGCATCTCGCACGGCCATGTCGAGCCGGACTTTTGCGGCTTGCTCGTTGGCTTGGGCCGCGGCCAGTTCTGCGCGGGCCTGCTCGAGTTTGAGCGCGTCAGGCGTTGCGGTTGGGGCGATGGTGGGCGGGGTGATCTGGGTGGAAGTCTGAACCGCCGCCATGATACCAGCCGGGGCCGCGTCTTGCGCCTGCGGGATGGACGGCAGGGTGCCCGCGATCTGTGAACAGGCCGCAAATGTACCCATGATAACAATTGCGATTGCGACCCAAATGCACCCGCGAAATAGTTTTTCCATCGTTATTCGTCCTTAATGGTGACGATCATCCCGCCACCCTTGCGATAATGTGACGTTGCAATTTTGTTGCCGCCGTAGCGTTTCGACCCGCCTTCAATATTGAACGAGTCGAACATCGCACCCAGATCATGCCGCGCCTTCGCATCCAACAGCGCGCCGAATAGCGCCCACAGCAGGACGCCTACCAGGAAGCACACAGCCAGCCCGAATATGAAAATTCCTGCGTCGCTCATTTCTGGCCGTCCACTTTCAGCACACCCGCCGCGTCCCGCCATGATCCGGCGCCGCGATTGCGCTCGAGGGCTCGAGGGCCGCGCGAGCTTCTGCTTCCTGCCGGTCAAGCTCCACGACCAGCAGGGCCGCGGCGCGCCGGATAACCGCGTCAAATGTGACATTGTCGGGGCTGGTTGCGTTCATCCGCTCGCGTAACCGGGTCAGCGTTTCCTTTGTTGCTTCCGTGAGTGCGATCCTTTTCTGTTTTTCCATGTGTAGTTTTCTCCTTTCATCCATAATACGACTATCCACGCAATATGTCAAGCAATTGTTCAAAACGCTTGACAAGTATATACTTATCTGATATATTCAATACATCAGCGGCACGGGCCGCACAGACAATAGGAAGCAAAAAATGAAAAAGACAGCCAAGAAGCAAATGAAGCAATACACGATGGTCGTCAAGTTATGCGAAGGCGTAAACGACAGGCGCTTTTCATTTGATGCCGAAAACGATGAGTGCGCCGATGTTATCGCCTTCCGCTGGTCGCACTATCACGGAATGTACAGCCGCGACATTTGGGCAGTCCCCGCAACCGCTCACGAAGCGGAACACTGTATGCATAACGAGTACATCCGCTAATCCACCCACCCCAACGCCGAGCCGGGCGGCTATACCCGGCAAAGGATAACCATGACAAAAATTCTCGTAGACTTACCGCAAGAAATGATTGACGCCCTGCCGACCGGCAAGGGCCGCGAAGGTGGGCGCGCCGAATACATCCGCACCGCCCTGGCCGCCGCACTCGCCAGCGACAAGCCGACCACCCACCGGGCCAGCTTCGCATTTGGCGGGAACGACTTTTTGAGCGAAGATACGAACGGTAACATATATATGACAGAAGTTAGTAGAGTTATTCCGTTTTATGATTTGGGAGATAAGTTAGCTGCGGCTTTTATTCAGCACACCGAAACCGGCAGCCATCCCGACTGCGTTATTTGCCAGGATAAGCAGAAACGCGCCTTCGCATCCGGGCGCGTGACCGATGGCGGAGAAACGATTATCACGCCAGCTGACCCGCGCAGCGAAGCCGAGCGGGAACACGACGACGCCGGGCTGGATTTGCTCGACACTCAGCGCAACGCACGGTAACACGCGGGCGGTAGCGATCACGCTCAAAGCCGCCCCACTAGCCAGCCGCACGGCATGGCAAAACAATCACACAATGGCTTAGGAGGCCACACCATGAACCTGAACGATATGTTCCCCAGCACGTCCCTGAAATCCGCCGACTTTGAAGATGGCGGCACCATGACCCTGACCATCAAGAAAGTGGAAATTCGCGACCTGGGTCAGCAGGATGCTAAGGAAATGAAGCCCTGCCTGTCCTTCGATGAAGTTGATAAATCGCTGGTGCTGAACAAGACCAACGCCATGATTATCGCCGGCATGTATGGCGACAAGAATATTGACGTCACATGGATTGGCAAGAAGATCACCCTGCATGTGGAAATGACCACATTCCAGGGCAAGCCCACCCCCGGCATCCGCGTCAAGCTGATCGACAGCAAGCAGGCCGCCATCAATGCCTTTTGGGAACGCGCTAACGATGCTTTCCTGACCCCGGAAGAGGGCCGCAAGCTGCTCAAGCAGGCCAACGGGGATTTTGTTGCCGCGCTGGAACTAATCAACCCGCCCGCATAATTCATCCGCATAGCACCCCACAGCCCGCGCTCGAAAGGGCGCGGGCATATCAGAACAGGAGTAATGAGCGATGAAAGTAAAATGCCATAACTGCCCAACCGTACTCCCGCGCGAAGATATGTTCTATGTCGACACAAATATTTTTGTGTGCAGTGAGTGCTTGGAAGTCATTGACGCCGAACGCGCCGCGGACAAGATCCGCGTCATGCAGGCCACCATCGACCGCCAGGCCGCCGAACTCAGCGCCGCCCGCGCGATCAATGACGAGCGGGCATCGGTCATCGAAGAGTTTGAGCAGTACAATTTATACGCCGCGCAGGTGTACGAAGCCGAACAGCGCAAAGTACAACAGCAAGCCGCCGAGTTGTCCACTGCTCACGAAATGAATGATATACGATCCGCGATCATCGAGCGGCTTACGGGCGAATTGAACGATTTGCGCATGCGCAACGAAGAACTAACCGACGCCCTAAAATGCATGTACGATACCTTTAGCACGATGGGGTCAGCCCTTCCTCCGGGCCAGCGTTTTGGCGAAGGCGCAAACCGCAAAGCCCGCGAAGTTTTGGAGCGCGCAAAATGACCACGCCCGAGCCGGTACACTTCGCGGTCAAACAGCCGGGCCGCAATCCGTCCAGCAACTTCCTGCCCGCCAATTTCGCCGCCCTGCACGCCGGGCCGATGGCGGCATGGAGCGACAATAAATCACAGGTGACATGCCCGGTGTGCCTGGGCATCCTGGTCGATAAAGCGAGCGCAAAATGAACGGAGTAACCTATCTGAGCGCATACCGCCGGGCGTTTGTTATGTGCATGACAATGCGGGATCTGTACGGGAAAAGCTACGGGATAGCCGTGGACAAAACTAACTACCACGCGCTCCGCTGGCAGAAGTTTGACAGACAGGCGCGCAAGTTTGAAGATCGTCTGTTTGCCGTGCTTCAAAAAGCGGATTCCGCAACCAAGTAACCCCGCCGCCCGTGCGATGGGCGGCAATCTGGCCCGCGCAAAGCGGGCAGATGGTGTATAATCAAATCAATCTAGTGCGATGAACGTAAGCGCACAACCAGCTTGGCGGCTGGAAATAGGTAGGGCAGCATCACCTTTATTTCTGGGTGTCTCGTCTGTCTTTTATGCACCTACCTGCATAACCGCCAACCGAGACACGGGACACCCAGAAGCAAAGGTGATTTTTTATTCACGGAGGTTACGCAATGAGTAAGACGGTTTTGGCAACAGTAGATGGATTTACCCCCGTCATAGACGCAGTGGTGCAAGATGTAGGGCCGATGGCTGCACTTGCGTTCGGTAAGGTTTGGCGCTACTGCCAGATGAGTGATGGGGTATGCAAGGCAAGCCAGGAACGCATGGCGGAAGAATTGAAAATCACCCGCCAAACGATGAACACCCACATCGAAACACTGGTAAATGCTGGTTATCTCGTAGACACGACGCCGGGATTATTGGGTGTCCCCCACGTTTACGCCGATACTGGTAAGGCCAACCTGTCAATTTCTTTTACAGGTAGTTGTCAAAATAACATACACCTACCTGTAAAGAATTTTGACACTAAGATAGTATCTAAGAAAGAAGATAAGACACTTGGGGATTTAGAACGCAGAACCGACGCCACGATCAAAGGCGATCTTGCGCAAGCATACATCGACTTCGCAATGGCGCCAGGTATGAAGAAGTCAATCCGAATGGATAACATTGCAAGTGTAATCAATGTCCGACTCGGCATCAATCCGGGTAAACGCTGGCAGGACTTCATGGAGTACGCAGACCAACGCGCCCAAAAAGACGGTCAGCTTCTTACGGTGTTCTTGGACTGGCTACAATGTCAGCCCGGCTTCGATGTTTCATTTTGGCCGCCCGCTAAACTACAGGAAAACTGGCCGCGCGCCTTTCAAAATGCCGCCGCGCCGAAGTCTGCAATCAGTGACGAAGAAAACGCCCGCATCCAATTTGAGCTTGGCCGCCCCGCACCTGCCGATCAATGCGTTCCTAATCCGGGCCGCCGCGCAAGGGTGACGGCATGAACCGCGAACTGCAAGAGATAATCATGGGCATACAGGAACACAGGGACTATCTGCAATTACTCATGGATCAAATTGACGCGGGGACATTTCCAAAGGCAGATCCGCGCATAGTTGTCAGGATTGACGACGCAAAAGTATTGAGCCGCTTTTCGAGCGTCGAGGCGCTGGCGGAATGGCTAGCGAAAGGATGGGAATGATGACAACCACTAAAGCCCCTTATTACGTTGCCCCACCTGAACCGCAATTTCAGGAATACGCCGAAGCGCCCACTCCCCAGGGCCGCGAAGAGGAAGCCGCGCTGATCGGCGCGTGCCTGCGCCGGGGTCAGTTGTTCGATGAACTACGCGAGCAGGTCAAGCCCGCATCTTTCGGATGGTCAGCCTACGCGGAAGCCTGGCAGGCAATGGGCAAACTGCACGCCGCCGGGATGGGCATTGATGCGGTCATGGTCAGCGATGAACTCGCCCGCCTGGGCCGTCTGGATACCTGGCAGATGCACGACGGGCCGATGTTCGCCGGGATTGGCCGAGCCGCTGTGTCTTACGTGCGGGATCTGGGCCAGCCGCAAAACGCGAGAAGCTACGCCGCCGCCGTGCTGGATTACGCGGCTAAACGGGAACTCAGCGAGATTGCCAACCTTATGGCGAAATGGTCAGCCAATGGCCGCCGGGCCGCTGATATTCTCACAGACATTGAAAAGAAGCTCAGCGCCGTACAGGTCTCGGGCGGGCTAAAAGCGGATGCGCACACAGCCACGATGAAGGAAGCACTCGCAAAAGCATACGACCAGACAGACAAGGCAAGCCGGGGCGAGATAACGTACATCCCGACAGACTATAAGGCGCTGGATCAAATCGTTGTAGGGTTTACCGCTCCCGACTTGTGGATTATTGGAGGGTTGCCCGGCATGGGCAAAACTGCGCTCATGCTCAATCTTGCGCGCAATGCCGCGAAGAACGGAGCGCGGGTGATGTTCTTCACGCTGGAAATGGCACGCGAACAACTCGCAATGCGCATGGTCAGCATGTACAGCGGGATCAGCTACCAAAAGCAATTGACGGGCCACATGCCGGATGATGATTGGGCTGTGTACAACACGGCTATTGAAGCCATCGAACGGGACGACATGGGTATAGTTCTAAACGACATGCCCGCGATAAGCCCCGCCCGCATCCGTCAGCAGTTGCGCAAGAATGGGCCGTTTGATCTCGTCTTTGTCGATTACCTTCAAATTATGGGGCCGGATGAAAAGTACGATGTCAGGAACCAGGAAGTAGCCGCAATCGCGCAAGCCCTGAAAGACACCTGCAAAGAGTTCAGCGTGCCCATCGTAGCCGGGGCGCAAATGAACCGCGAAAGTCAGAAGGGCCGCAGCAACGCCCGCCCGCAAAATTCAGACCTGGGCGAGAGCAGCAAGATTGAGCAAGTGGCAGACAAAATCCTGTTTGTTCACGGCGAGAGCCTGAACAGCACAGCCCGCGAGATAATCGTGAGCAAGCACCGCAACGGGCCGACAGGGTCGGCCAATTTGACATACATTGGATTCAAGACATTATTCCAGGATGGGGAAAAACTATGAAATGCGCGTTCAGGAGATGTGACAATCCGACCCGCCCCAATTGCCTATACTGCTGTACCCGCTGCGCCAAGCGCGAGAGCTCAGCGGTTGCGCACGATCTGGTCAGGAACGCCAGGGTAACAGGCATCCGCGATGAAATAGAGCATCAGGCGAGCAGGCCCGGCCCGAAATGGAATGAGCGCCGCGCAGCCATCCGCGCCAAATATGGCATATCTCGCCCGCTGGAGTTGATCTGATGAAATGCGAATATCGCAAGTGCGAAAAAGAAGCGCCCGCCGGTCGCCGCTACTGTGATCGTAAATGCTGCCAAAAAGAATGTACTCAGAGAGCCGCGGACGTGCGCCGTTCAGGAAGTGAACGCGGGGAAAATATGCGAGCAAAGGAAGCCGCCCGCGATAAGCTGCGCTACCAGGAGCGAGCCGCACAGACCGCCCGAAAGGATTTGATCGAACACCAGGCGAGCCGCAATACAAAATCCTGGGATGAGCGCAAAGCAGAGATCCGCGCAAAGTATGGCGTCAAATTCCCAGAACGCGCCACAATTACGCGCAATAATCCAAGCATCATGTTTGTGGAGGTGGTAGGATGAAAAAGTTTTCTTATCTCAAATACACCGTCCCTGTCGGGCTGATATTCGGGGTTGCGCTTGGAACGATGAAATCCCCGGAAAGCCTGTCTATTTCGTTTCTGGTTATCCCGCTCATCATCGGGGCTGTGATTACCGTCGGCTATATTATAGCGAGCTCGTGGCGGGAATTATGACCACGCGCCACTACATCGGCGGGCCTGGCAAGCCCGCGAAGGATGGGATGCCGCTCAAACTGGAGTATCACGTTATATGCCCATCGTGCCGGCTTGTTTTCTGGACGCGCCATCCGTTTAGATTTGTTTGCCCGCGATGCGGGTACGATAATGCGGTAAAGGGTGAACAGGTGGTAAAGGAGCAAGCATGATACACGTAGGAAGTTTTTCAACTGGCATTGTTTCCGCCCTGATGTGTGAGCGCATGATAAAGCGCTATGGAAAAGAAAATTGCCTATTCGTTTTTATGGACACCCTGATTGAAGATCCTGACAACTACCGCTACATGGCGGATGTTGAAAAGTATTTGGGCGTGGAAGTCGTCAAGTTGACAGAAGGGCGCACGCCGTACCAGGTGTTTACGGATGAGCATGTTATACCGTCCGCCCGTTTTGCGCCGTGTACGTTGCGCCTCAAACTAAAAATGTTCCGCGCCTACATCGCCACGCTGCCCAAGCCGCTGACCGTTCATATCGGCTACGATGTATTCGAGTTGGAACGCTGCGAGCCGACGCGCAAGAATTACGAGAAGTTGGGGTATTCGGTAGACTTCCCGATGTTGTGGAAGCCCTACGAATACCGCGATTATTCGGTAGTAATGCGCGAAGAGTGGGGAATAGAGCCGCCTGAAATGTACCGCTTAGGCTACACTCACGCCAATTGCGGCGGTCGCTGTGTGAAGCAGGGTCAGGGTGACTGGCTGCGCACACTCATAAATCATACTGATAGGTTTGCAGAAGTCGAAGCCTGGGAAAACCAGATGAGACAGAAACAGAAGGATAACAATAAAAGACAGTATGCTATTGCCAAAAGTCGCAAGGGCGGAACAATGCGCCCGCTTCCATTGTCAGAATTGCGCGCAAGATACGAAGCCAATCCGAATCAGCGCCTTGATCTTCTTGACGAGCAAAGCACCTGTGTTGTGTGCGGTATCGGCGGATGAATGACCTCCCCGTATTCATCCGCTGGCTGCTCATGCCGCCGTGGGTGCCGCGCCCAGTGTACATGCGCTGGTATTCCGACTACCTGCGCACGGATCATTGGTGCACATTCTCCCGCTGGCATCGCCGCGTCTGGACTTTGCGCGGTGGCCGTTGTGATGTGTGCGGACGGGCGCGGGCGGAACAGGTGCATCACCTGCCCGGCGCTTATGCGTGGTGCTGGCTTGAATGGCTGGTGCCGTGGAAGTTTCGTAATCTCTGTGCTTCCTGCCATTATCGCACACACGCCAAATGACACCAGGAAACGCAAGGACAGGCCTTTCTTTTCTAGGCATAGCGTGAGCCGGAAACGCTGTGAAATCGCCAAATTCCCCGCATATTTTCGAGAATTTGGGCATTGCAAGCGGGACGGACAAGGCGTATAATAGAGACATAACAGCCTGTTCAGAGGCCAAATACAAAGAGAGTCGCCGCCCTTCTCCGGGGCTGAACACCCGGATTAGGGCGGTCTCATTTTTGGAGATAATCGAATGAAAGAACTGACAGCAAGGGAGAGCGGAGTTGCCCACTGTATCTATTGCGGGATGAGTAACGCCCAAATAGCAAAGCATTATTCAACATCGCTACAGACGATAAAAAATAAAATAACTTCCGTTATGGGGAAAATAGGGACAAGAGATAGAACCATACTGGCTATATGGTGGGCTAGATACGCAATATACGGAAACGAGCGCCCCGTATACTCGCCAGACAAAAGAGCAGGAATTTACAACCATCACGCATTAGCCCTGAAATCTGCCGGAGGCTCCGGAGTCACAAAGAAGCAGCGCTCCGAAATACTGCAAATTAATGGCGGGATCTGTGAATGTTGCGGGGCAAAGTCTAATCTTACAATTGACCACGTTGTGCCACTTTCTGTTGGCGGAGAAAATAGCCCGGATAACTGCCAAGTATTGTGCCGTTCTTGCAACTCAAAGAAAGGAAAAAAATCGACAGACTACAGAAAATTAGTACCAATGGGTTACTCGTAAAACCCGCAGCTATGCGGGATAATAAAGACGCCAGCCGTTCAAGGGTCACGCCGCAAGGATGTTTCCGACTGGCTGGTAAATTTCAAAACAGGAGCGCAATTATGGAAGATAAAACTTGTGCGTGCGGGAAAACATTCAAACGCCTGAAAGATGGTCGATGCCCTCATTGCGGGCTGCGTATTGTAGAAAAAAGCATGGACACCTTTTCTATGTTCATGGCCGGAGAATTGGAAGAAATAGCGTTCGTTGATGACGATAAACACGTGCGCTATTATTACCGCGATCCCGAAGTGAAAGGCCCGCCGCGTCACGGCTGGAATAGTTGGCCTTCATCCTTCACGCCTGCGCAAGTCAAGGCTATTGAAGCCGTGCAGAATATCAAGTTTTAGCAAGCATCCCGCTCGGTTTGATGGCTTGCCCCATCAGGCCGGGCGGTTTTCATAGGAGTAAGGCGATGGGTAAATCATGCGATATATGTGGGCATAGTTCGGATTTTCACGCAGTGGACGGTTGCTTCTGGAGGCCAAATATAAATATTCCATCGTGCGCCTGCTTAAAAACAAGCACTCATTTTAAGCTCGAAGCGGTTAGCGCCGAACTGACAGCCGCCCGCGCGGAAATCGAACGGCTAAATAAGGCGCTTGAGTTTTACGCAAACAAAAACACGTACAATGGTGACTATGGCGATTCTGGGTATCTTATTATCCTGATGGACGAAGGAAAAATTGCCCGCGCCGCGCTCGAAGGCGGGCCGAAATGATACGCCAGCGCAAGGACGGAAACGAACGCGGGATAGTCCTTGCCCTGCGTGCTGCCGGGTGCTATGTTCAGCAAATGGACAGGAGCGCCGGGTTTGATCTGCTTGTGATGCGGGGCGGGGAAACCTGGGCGATTGAAGTCAAACAGCCTGGCGAAACCTACACGGAAAACGAGATAAAAACCTGTACCGCGATACAGGCGCACGGCGGGCAGTACCACACAGCGCGAAGCATTGACGACGCGCTCAGGATAGTCGGAAGCGCATAAATCAGAAACGCCCCTAACACAGGGGCGTTTCCTTTTCGGGTCAGACGGGGGCGACAGGAGAAACCAGATATATTCTATAACATCCTGGGCAGATTTGCAAGCGCCGCCGTAATCTCATCTACTCGCTCGCGCAATATCTTTGCGGTTTGTAGGTCGTTGATATTATCCGTCTGACTGCGCTCAATCTGATTGATGCGCCAAAGGAACGCATCCCGCTCAGCAGTGAGCCGGACGACTTCATCGCGGGCTTGTTCGGTTGTGGTCATTTTACCTTCAAGATGTTAGTACGATGCCCCGCCGCCAGAACCGTCTGGAAAGCGTCAAGCGTGACAAACATAGCGGTGACGTCTGCTTTTGTGATACCTTCCACGCCGTCAAAATCCGGGCCGTCTGTGATCCAGGTAGACATGCCGCCGTCCCATTCTTTGCGCAGGGCGATACCGTCCTCATCGTTGGCGGTGTTGAGTGCCTTTGCCACATTGCGCAGGCGGTCGATGAATGTTTTTCTGTCCGTTGCTGTGTTTGCCATTTGTCACGCTCCTATTATCTGATTTCTTTCCAGCCGAGTAAAACACGGCAGGCCGATGTTGCGCCAATACCGGTCGCGTAAATTGACACCGTGCCGAGCGCACGCTGGACACCAGCCGCGTCAAGTGTGAGCGGGTACAACGATGATAAATCCAGGCTCGCTGCCTGCTTCGCGGTTGCGGACGCCGGAACGTAAAACGACTCTGCCACGATGGGCGTGGTTGCAATTGTACCCGCCGCCGTGGTGATTTCCGCGCCCGAGTATGCGCTGAACCCCGCGCCCGCCCAGGTTGGGCCAGCCGAGAATGTCGCGCCGTAAACGATTTCAAACAGTACAGGACTGTTGCCAGTCACCAGCGCGTCAATGTGCTCCACTCTCATAGGGTATCTTACGGGTATCGCGTTAAATGTCGTGAACGGTCGCAGTGAACCGAGATGTACCCGGGTTCCGTTGCCAGCCGTGCCGGTAAATTCCGCGTCAAAGTCGTACCCCAGGATATTGTCCGTCCCGCCTTCGCTGATTACCGCCGCGCATATTGGCTTCATGTCTGCACTGACATTGGCCGCCGTGCTGATTTCGTAGCGGATAGGCAAGCTCAGCGTTTGCGCGTAAACGTCCGTAACGAAATTAGCGTTCAGAAATTGATGAGCGTAAACGACCGTGCCGCCAATATCGAAGCCGACGCGCACGCGCCCCACACCTAGCCATTGCGCATCAATGACAAGGATCTGCGCTTTGGTCAGGTCGAGAGTGTACCCGCTTGCGCCTGACCCGTTGAGTTTATCCAGGTTCCAGTCAGCCTGTGCGATGGCCTGATCTGCCTGCGTGCCCGAATTTGTCAGGCAAATGTTCACAGTGGCCGCGCCGGTTTGCTCCAGGTAGATGCCATTCTGCACAGTCACAGTCGCGCCCGCGTTTGTAGCCGAGAACAGCCCCACGCGCCGCGTCACATTGGCCGCAGCCGCACCCAAAACGAATGTCACGAATACAAGCTGTGACTTGCCCGGCTGGTATCGTATCCATCGGTAGGATTGCATTGCCGCCAAACCGGTCGCCGCGCTAATCGAAAGTAGCGCGTTTGAGTCGGTCGCGTCATGGGTGATTGTTCCGCTACTCGTGATCTGCTCATACTGCAGCGGGGCCAGATCGTAGCGGAATGTGCTCTCGAAAAGTGTCTCGGGTGATGATATGCGAAGCCGGGAGAATGAGTCAAGGTTAGCGCCGTCAATGATTGTTACGCCTCTAAAGTCTGTCATGATGCCTCCTGTGATATAATTACATTATCTCGACCGGGAAGGGCGCACCCGGCTGCCGTAGCTGAAAATGCTCTTAGAAAATAACGGTTAACAAAAACGCGCCGCAATTATAGCCCCTGATTGGGGCTTTTTTATTAGTGAATTAGGATCCAGTTTGCATTATTCGACTGCACGGTGATTTGCTCCCATTGCGCCAATTTGAGTGTGCCGGATGCCGCGCCGTTGATGGTCTGGCTGCTCGTGGTCGCGATGGTGATTGTGCCCGTGCCGGAATTGTTGATCTGGTAAATCTGCCCAGCGCGCCCTACCGCCGTAAGCAGGGTCACGGTAAACGAATTGGCCGTACAGTCTACCGTATAGTCGCTGTCCAACGTGGTGTAGTTTGCAGTTTTCGCCACGTAGGGCAGGGTTATTGAGCTTGTAAATATCGCCCTGACTGCGCTGCCGGTTGCGCGCAATTCTAGTGCGATCCGCTCCGCTGTGTCCCAGGCCGTTAGAAATAATGACGATTTGAAAGTAGCCGCCGCCGCTTCCACGATTTGAGCATAGACGCGTCCCGCCGTGAGTTTGGTTGCCGCGGTCGCCGTCTGAAGCTTGAACACCAGCGCCGCGCCCAGGCCAGCCGCCGCTGTGCCGGTCGAGTCGGTTTCAATTTGCAGCACATCCCGCACAGTATTAGTGGCGGCTGTGTTATCGAAAAATCCAACAACGGGCAATGTCTGGGTTGTGTGCCCGGTCACCTTTAGCTGCTGACCGTTCGCCTGTGGTGTGATAAATATAGAGCTATGTGTAATATCCAGGCGCTGCGATCCTGTCGTAGTTGTTGCGGTCTGCGCTGTATAAAATCTGATGAGCGTCGCGGCATTGAAAGCAGACGACCCTCCCCCGTAGAAAATTCCACTACCAGAAGCAAAAAACAGACAGTGCGGTTCTTCTGTATTTGTCGCGTGTGGCCATGCCATGCGCGCCACTTTGTTGACTCCGTCTGTCCGCGTGTATGCGTTATTGTCTGCTCCCAGCAATATCCCAACTCCTCCGCTATGTAAATCAAGCATAGTTGGAGTTCTGCCAAGATCCGCGAATGTCGCGTCAGTGCTATCTACAAAATCCAATAATTTATTGGTTGTATTGTCATCTGTTGTTTTTAGGACTAGCGCCCGGCTCGTTGCAGTGGGAACGCTTATTGTGTTTGTCGCCGTGAACGTATTAGCAACCGCCAGCCGCGCGTAAATGGCATCATACAGCGCGAGCAGGGCCGCGTAGGTCACAGACGACAGGCCGCCGGTCGAAGCATCCCAAAACGGGAACTTGTCAGCGGAAACGGGGGTATTGGCTGGGGCCGCGTTGATAGCCGCCGCCATTACATCCCCGTCAAGCATGGTCACATTGGCCGCCAGCCCATCCCAGCGGAGGTCTACAATATCGGTGTAATTCTCGCGCCCGTCTGCGATGATGGTCTGTGTGTTGTACAGCCGCACGCCGCCTAAGACCTTCGCGGTATCAGCAGGAACGGCGGGCAGATTGGCTAGCATGAGATTAGCGGTTGTCATGCTCGCAAGTGTGAAATCTTCCCCAACCGTGTGCACAATCGCGCCGCTCGTATTGACCGTAACCAGCACGAGACACGCCTTGCCAGCCGTGCCGGGAACATGCGCGGATAGATCAAGTGTTTGGGATGGCACTTCAAGCCACACATCCCCGCAACGCACGACGTTGCGGTAGATGTAAACGGTCAGGGTGTCA